GGGTCACTTGCACCTGCCTAGAAAAAACGCATTTCGTCTATTTTGACAAACCAACACAAAAACCCATGAAGAAACGCGCCGACGCCGACGGAATTTCCGTTTTTTGCGCTCACGATAAGCTGGTCGATCCGGCTGGGCTGGTGGCAAACCCACGCAACCCAAATCAGCATCCAGATTCGCAGGTCGAAATCCTCTCGCGCATAATCAAAACGCAGGGCTGGCGTTCGTCCATCGTCGTTTCCAAGCGATCCGGCTTCATCGTGAAGGGCCACGGCAGGTTGGCCGCTGCGATGCTGCTAGGCGCGAAGTTGGTTCCTGTAGAATTCCAAGAATACGAAACCGAAGCGTCTGAGTGGGCCGACCTGATCGCTGACAATCGGATCGCCGAACTTTCAGAAACCAATCACGACGAGTTGAAGAAGCTGATGCTTGAATTGCGCGACGGCAATTTCAACTTGGACCTGACCGGCTTTAGCGGTGATGATCTGGAAGCGTGGCTGAAAAACGAACTCGTAGTCGCCGGTCAGGATCAGGGTCCTACGCCGGAAGACAAACTCGAGGACTACGAGCAGAGCACGGTGCGCCAGATTGTGCTCATCATGGACTCCGCTGAGTTCGAAGAAATCATGGGCAAACTTGATACCATAAAAAAAGCCCGTGAACTAGACAGCAACACTATCGCCGCGATGACGGCTATCCGAGAATATGCAAACTCTTGTTCTGGAGAAAAAGAAACTGAATCTGCGTGAATTCGTTCAGCGCCGCGCCAACGAAAACGATTGCCCGACGCTGCTGAAGGACGAGTTCCGGCTGATCGACAAAGCCACCGGCAAAGTCGTTTGCCTCTACGTCAAGCCAGCGGAGGACGCCTCCGCGCTGGACGAGATGTTCGATTGCTGCACCAAAGTAAATTATCAGGAAAGCTATCGCACCAGCGGTCTTAAAACCACTAGTCGGATTTTCGGATACAATCCACGCAACGCTATTCGCAAAGACTTCTGCTCAATCACCAGCTTCGCCACAGAGCAACCGGCGCAGCACGCGAAGATCATGGCCGGTGGCGCAATCGCCGCGAAGCATTACGCGCTGCATAATCCAGAACTCTACGCCGATCATCTGAAAACCACTAAGGAGCGCGTGGTGGAGGACTACCGCCACGCCGATGTGCCGTTCACCTCTGGCATCATCAACGACAACAATCCGCTCTGCTACCATTTCGACTCCGGCAATTTCAAAGAGGTCTGGTCTGCGATGATCGTGCTCAAGCGCGACATCGGCGGCGGCTACCTTTCAATGCCGGAGTACGGCGTGATGTGCGAAGTCCGCGACAAAACCATTTTTTATTTCGACGGGCAGAACATTCTGCACGGCGTGACACCGATCACGAAATTGAAACCGGACGCTCGCCGTTTCTCAATCGTGTATTATTCGCTGCGCGCCATGTGGAACTGCGCGCCACTTCGCGAGGAGATTGCTCGCGCCAGAATGCGTCGCGAGCAGGTGGAGCAAAAAAGGAGACGCGTCGCGTGACTCATTACAAGATCATTATTCCTTCTTTTGCTAGGTCAGAAATAATCAAAACTCACACGCTGCGGTGTCTTTTGAATTCAGATGTAGTCGGCAAGTTTCACGTTTTTGTAGCCAATCAAAAAGAAAAAGAAGAATACGAAAAATCTTTGAAGTCCTACGATCGAGTTGAAATCATCGTCGGCGTAAGAGGTATTCCTAATCAAAGAAATTTCATTCAGCGTTACTATCCGGAAAAAGAGCGGCTAGTTTTCATAGACGACGACATCGAAAAAATCATCGGTCTAGATCGCAGCGGAAAAAGAGTTCAGGCCACCAAGCTGCATCACTTTATCGAGTCTGCTTTTCAAACCACCGATAGACTCGGGCTGAAGATGTTCGGAATCAATTCTACCGACAGCAATCTAGAAATGAAGCAGGCGGCTTCAGTTGGTCTGATTTACTTGGTCGGAAACTTCTACGGACTAATCAATCAGCACGCTCTTTTCGTGGACGAAGGGAAATGGATCAAGTCGAGAGCAGAATTCAAAGCCGGAAAAGAAAGTCACGAACGGGCTCTGCAAATGTACGAGCGCTACGGTGGAGTTATCAAGTATCGCAACTTCGGAGTTGTTTCCAAATACTGGAAAACGTCAGGCGGTCATCAAATTTCAAGAACTCTGGAGGGCGAAAAAGAGGCCTCAGAAAAATTGCACAAAGCCTATCCGCATCTAACGTCGCTGAGAAACTACAACGGTTATCCCGATCTGGTCATCAGGTCGAATACATCGCTACTGTCCTGCAAATTTTTTCAGTAAGCACCTGTCGTGGCCGAGGACGTTTCACAGGCGGCGGGTAAAATCGCTCGTCAGAATGTAGCCAATATCGTTGCGAAGCTGCGCGCCGGTAAAACGCTTTCCATCTCCGAGCAGAAGGCGATGGAGAAATGGGAATCGGAAGTCAGCGATGGTGAGTGGGTCAAGGATACGAGCGCGCTGGCAAAGGAACTCGGCCTCAACCGCAGGGCAATCTACGACGCCCGCGCCAAGTATCCCAACGAAGCTCCGAAAAAAGAGGCTGGAAGCCGCAGGGAAAACCTGCACGCGTGGCAGCGATTCTGCGCAGAAAAGCTAATCGGCAAAGACGTAGCCACGCAAACGCTAGCTGAACTCAAGGCGCAACTCATGCAGCGGGAAATCAAACTGCGCGACATGAAGATTGCCCGCGAGTCCGGCGAGATGATCGACCGGCAGGTGGTTCACGATATGCTTGGCATCCTTGCGCAGAAGTTCGATCTGCTGCTTAGGCTGAAGCTGGAGGTTGAGCTTGGTCCGCGTATCATTGGCAAGAACGCGGCCGAGGCGAACCTAGAGGGTCAGATGATCCTCGACGAAATCCGCGAGGTGGTGAATGCCAATCTCGCTACTTTCGAAACGGAAGCGATCGCGCAAACGCGGAGGCAAGACGGTGACGAGACAGGAACAGACCGGCAGGCGGAATCTTGATTTCAGCGGCTGGGTCCGCAGGACGCTTACCGGCGCAAAAGGCTTTACGGTCTTCGACCTCGATTTTATTTTTCGCGATTACGAGCGGAATCTGGTGCAGATCGTAGAGGTGAAAACGCACGGCGGAGAAATCTCCACGCTTCAGCGGATCGCGCTTGGTGAGTTGGCGCAGATAATGGAGGCGGGCATTGCAGCCGGTAAGCCAAACTCAGGCTGGCGCTGGTGCGGGATGCACGTACTGCGGCTGGAGGGCACGGCGCCGGACTGCGGGCGTGCCCTATGGGACGGGCAGCTGGTTACTGAAAAACAGCTGATCGACCTTCTTGAAATGCGCAACTTTGATGTGAGCTAAGTCATTGTTAGTCAATCACTTAGGAAAGTAAGCGAAACAGGTCTTTACCTGCCCAACCGCTTGGGTTTTATTGGTGGTACAGTAAAACAAACCACCATGAATCGCCTCTACACCAGCAAGCCGCGCAGCCTGAAGTCCGCCAAAGAATTTGCCGCCATGCTCAACGCGGCGCTCACCAAGGGCGCAGCAATGCGCAAAGCCGGACCCGCCGCACTGCGCTTCATTGCCGTTGTGGTCGCTGCGCCTGCCAGCGGCTACCACGTTTGCACGCTGGGTTTCGCCGTTGCAAACGGGCTGGAAGTTATCCGCTGAAAAGTCTTGCCAAGGCCAACCGCTTCGCTTTTACTGTACCCAACATGAAAAACCTCCAAGCCAAAAAACACTTCGACCGCCAGCTAGTCAACCACGGTGCCATGAGCCTAGCCGCCTTCCGCGCCAAGTGGAAGCCAGCCAAGCGCAAGTATCTCGGCGGCCTCTATGCCAACCTGATCAAGTCGGTCTAATTTCCCTCAACCTAGAACCACAACGACAATGAACCTACTCGACCAACCTGACCGCGCTTCCTGCCTCAACCTCGATAGCGCCTACGTGAAAAGCTACGCCACCGAGGAGAACTTGGTGAAGGCGATGAATGAATGGAATATCCGAAAGAGCCGCTACCAGATCGTGCGGACGCCGAAGGGCCGCTGGACAGCGCTGATCATTGGATTCCAGCAAGAACTGCTCGGCTCCGGTTGGCCGATGATCGGTTGAGCGCTAAACTTTTTTCTTTACTTTTCCAACCGCTTAGGTTTTACTCTGCACCGTTAGCTCAACCACAACCAAAACAATCACGACAATGAAAATCACAATGGAAGCCTCCCAGAGCCGCATCGCCGCAGTCCTTCAGAAACTTACCGCAAAGGGTTACCACACTCTCGACAAAGCCGAGGCGGCGCTGCTTGCCGCGTGCGATGCTCAGACGCTGCGCGTGGTGCCCAATACCCATAAGGTCAACGGCTGCGCGGTGGGCCGGTTCTATCAGGTCGAAGTTTAATTTCCCGTTAGTCCAACCACAACCACAACGACAACGAAGATGATAACCACCAAAGAAACGCAACACTGGGCCACGCAGCAATTCGGCATCTCTGCCAACGAACTCATCTGGTACAACGGCGGCATCTGCTACAATCGCATCGCGGTTCGGACCAAGGCCGCTGCGAAAAAAGTGTCAGCGGCGGTCAAAGGCCGGACGGTCAACGGCGGATGGTTTCACGGAATGCCGCTCGGCGGGATCACCAAGACCGACGACGGATACGAGGTCTATTGCTAAAGGCCGAAACGCCTTCGGGCGTCCAGCCGTTGAGCGGCTGCTGACGAGGCCGTCAGAGTGAAACCAAAAACCAAAACCAAAACGACAATGACTACAACCAACCTGTTAGAAGCCAGCCGCCAGTGGGCCTCACGCCCTGCCGATCAACGTTATGAAACCCTCACGCAACTGCGCGACGCAGTTCACCGCCGCCGGATGGTCTCGCGCTCCGTCGATCTCGACGTGCGTGCGCTGAAAGCTGAAGAGCGCAACGGCACCATCGTTCTGAACTCTGCGATCTCGGCGTGCGAGCCAAGCCACTGGGCCTTCGGGCAGTTTGCCAGCATGATCGGCGCACCGGCCAACTACCTGCGTCGTCTGCCGACCGACCTTGCGGTGCAGTGCATCAACGACGGCATCGCGAAGAGCCCTCGCGAGGAAGCTAAGTTTATGACCGTCGTCGATCCGCAGGCGCAGAGTTTCAATACGCTGCAAGCTGTGACGAGCCCGACCTATGGACGCATCTGGGACGCCGATTGCGTGGACGCGGTGCAGCGCATCGTCGAGCGCACCGGAGGCCGGTTCTACAATCCGCTGGCTTACGACCGTGCGACCGGCACGCCCAAGCCATCCGGCCTTTACGCCAGCGATCGCGACGTGTTCATGTTCATGATCGACGGCGGTTCACGATTGGAAGCTGGTCCGCGTGCCAAGCTCAATCGAGGCTTCTTCGTCTGGAACAGCGAGACCGGCAGCAAGACCTTCGGCCTGATGACGTTCCTCTTCAACGAGGTTTGTGGCAATCACATCGTGTGGGGAGCGCAGCAGATCAACAAGCTCGTCATCCGTCATAGCAAGAATGGCCCGTACCGCTTCGACTCCGATGCGGCTCCTATGCTGGCGCAGTACGCCGAGGCTTCCATTCAGAACGATCAGAGCACGATCACTCGTGCTATGGAGCGCCGGTTGCCGAAGGGCGACGATCTCGACACGATGCTTGCGCCGTTTAAATTCACTCGCGCCGAGGTGAACAACGCAATCGAGGTAGCCGAGCGGGAAGAGGGTCAGTGCGAGACGTTGTGGGATTTGGTGCAAGGCTTTACCGCCTACGCTCGCGACTTCGACTACCTCGACGCTCGCATCGACTTGGAGAAGCGCGCTGGCAACCTGCTGAATCTGGTTGCGGCTTGAGGATTCAAACCGAGCCCTCTGCTTCAGAGGGCTTTCTTGAATCCTCAATCCAACATGAAACTGCCAACAATACACCTCAACGGAACCAGCGCGAAATCGCTCGCAGAAAGTTATCAGTTCGCCGCAACCGAACTTTCCTCTGCGCTTACTGCCTTGGAAAACGTCGAACTCAACGGGCGCGATTATTACCCGCAGGGTCAAGAAGCGTGGTCGCAAGCCAGAGAAGAATACATAGAAAGATGCCGTAAATTGAAAAACATCGTTGATGAAGTTCAGGCCATCGCCGATCATTGCTGGGAGGCGGTCAAATGAACAACGAACAACCAACCACCAACGAACAACCGATGAGCCTTTCGCAATACGCTGCGATGCTCGGCAGGAAAGGCGGCTCTGCAAAGTCAGAGCGCAAGACTCTAGCCAACCGCAAGAATGGTAAGCTAGGCGGCAGGCCGAAAAAGGAACAGACGCAAACGGTGGCAGCATGAGTCAGGTCGAGGAGGTTATCGACCGCTTTAGATTCTCACAGCCTGACCGCTCACCGATCTATGAGTGGGCGCGCAAGCACGTCGTCCTGCCAGAATCCTACGCGACCGGCGGGCCTTTCAACGTCCGCATCACGCCGTGGCTGATTCCGATCTTCGACGCGCTGCAAGACCCGATTGTGCGCCGCGTCCACTTCAGAAAGGCGGTGCAAATCGGAGGCACGCTTGTCGCTGACATCTGGGTGCCGTGGCTGATCTGCAACGACGCCGGACCGATCAGCTGGACGATGCAGACGGAGGACATGGTGGAACGGCACTGCAAGAGCCGACTCAATCCGCTGCTGGAGCGGTGCAAGCCGGTCGCGAGGATGTTGCCGAAGGTCGGCACAAACCGGACGACGACGGAGATTTATTTCGGAGGATTTTTCCTGACGCTGAATCCGGCCAACCTTTCGACCCAGCAGTCGCAGTCGATCCGTTACAAGGTGAATGACGAAATCTGGCTTCCGCGCTGGCAAGAGGTCTATGGTCACGCCATCGCCCGCGTGTCGAAGTTCGAGGAGGTCGGCAGGAGCAAAATCTACAACGTGTCGCAGGCGGCGGTTATGGACGCGGACACGGGCAACGTCGAGGACTTGTCCTACCGCTCCGGCAATCAACAGGAGTGGATGGCCGAGTGTCCAGCCTGCCACAAGTTGCACGAAGTTTCATTCATGCAGCGCGACGGCAAGGACGTGGTCGCGGGAGTCGTCTGGGATAAGACCGCGAAGCGCGATGACGACACAATCGACATCCAGCGTGCAACGGAAACGGTGCGCTTCCGCTGCATCAACTGCGGACACGAAGCACCGGACGACGAGACGACGCGGGCGCACTGGCGCAAAACCGGACGCTACATTGCCACGAACCCGAAAGCGCCCAAGGAGGTTGTCTCGTTTCGCATCGAAGCTCTCGTCAGCCGTCCAATGAAACTGCTCGTCGAGGAATTCTGCGAGGCGCACAACCACAACGTGCGGACCGGCGACGATACGCCGATGCAGGAATTCAGGACGAAGCGCGAAGCAAAGCCGTGGATCGTGGAGCGCAAGGTGCTGAACGTATTTGTGCCGCGCAGCGACTACACGATGGCGCAATACGAGCAGGGTCAGCCAATCGAAAACGAGGTCATTCGGCTGATGTCCATCGACCGCCAGCAAGATCATTGGTGGGCCGAGATCGGTGCGTTCTCGACAGCAACGGGTCCGCGCTATCGGCAGTTGTTTTTCGGGCGCATCGACTCACGCGCCTCGCTTCGGCTTCTCCAGAAGCGTTACAGAGTCGCGGATCAGTGCGTAGCGCAGGACCGAGGCTATCGACCCGCCGATGTTGACCACGACTGCGCGGAGTTTGGATGGCGATCCATGCGCGGATATGGACGCAAGACGTGGGCGCTACGCGACGAGGCGACCGGCCAGATCATCAACTACCCATTCAGTGATCCGCACGTTTCAGACTTCCGAGGCGGCGACGTTTACTTTTACAATTTCTCAGGCGACTACTTCAAGGACATCCTTCAGAGCGCGCTGGAAGGCAAAAGCGATCTCAAGTGGGAACTGCCAGCCGACGTGAATCCGCTTTACCTTGAGCACCTCAAGGGCGAATCAAAAACCGAGGTTCGGGCAGGAGTCTGGGAGTGGCGCGAGGTAAAGCACAACGCTCCCAATCACGGTTTGGACACTTCTGCGATGATGCTTTGCATGGCGACTATCGCCGGAATCATCCGCTACACGCCGCCCAAGGAGTAGGCAGTAAAAAGCCTTTTGACGTGAGCCGCCTTTTCAAATGGCCGCTCTGTCCAATCCGTTTTTCGGTATTGATGTTGGCACGCTCAATACGCTTAAGACCAAGACGCTAGACGCTATCCAAGCGGTTCTGCTCAATCAGTCTTACAGCTTGAACGGCAAATCGGTGAACCGCGCCGATTTGGACAAACTGAACATGATGCTCGGGCAGTTGCAGGCGGCAATCGACGACGCCAACGGTCAGAGCACGGTTCAGTCCTACGTTTCGTTTAACGGATTCTGAAAATGAGCAACGTCCCAGCCTTCGACCCGACTCCAATCCTTGCCAATCGGCCTTGGTACGAGCGGGCGCTTGAGGCGGTCGCGCCTTCTTATGCGCTGAAGCGCCTTGAGGCGCAGGTGCAGCGCGAGCTTTTCAGCTACAACGCAAGCGTCACCAATCGGATTTACGCGCCGCGAACCTACGGTCAGCCAAGCGAAAGTACGCAGACGACTCGCTCGCGCATCGTGATGATGTGGGAAGCGCGGGAACTGGTGGAAAACGTACCGCAGGCTCGTGCCGTCTCGCGCAAGTTCGGGCAGTTCCTCACGCCGACCGAGTACTCACCGGCAACCGGCGACAAGAGTTACAACGATATCGTCTCTGAATTCTTCCACGCTTGGTGCAAGAACTGCGACATCAGCGGCAGGCACTCATTTCGCAAGTTGATCCAACTGGCTTGCGAGGAGCGTCCGGTCGATGGCGATTGCGGTTTTGCCATTCGTCGCGTCGAGGACGCGCTGCGGATTCAGTTGGTTCCGGCCACGCGCATCGGCAACCCGAACATGGTCGGAGCCGAGAGCGACAACTATTTTCAGGGCGTGATCGTTGACGACTTCGGTCGTCCGGTAGCGTATCGCATTTATCGCGTGACTCGCGAAGGCGTTTATTTTGGCGCGGAGGACATTCCGGCGTCGAACTTCACGCATTACTTCGACCCGTTCCGCATCGACCAGATGCGCGGCGTCACGGACTTCCATTGCTCCGAGCGCACGATTCGGATGCTCAATGAAATCCTTGAGGCCGAAAAAGCGGGCGTGCGCTTCGCGTCGCAGCAGGCGGCGCTGGTATTTTCAGATCGTGGTAGCGCCAACCCGCGCAACTTGTTCACGGCTGGACCGCCGACCAACGTGCTGCCGAACGGTCAGGAGCAGCAGAACGAGTTCTCGCAGGTCGCTACGATCCGTTACTTCGGAACCGCCGACAAGGTCGAGGTGATGCCAGCGCGTCCATCGAATGCCTTTGCTGGATTCATCGCGCACCTGATGCACGAAATCGCTATCGGCACCGGCATTCCGCAGGGCGTTTTATTCGGCACCGAGGATTACAGCGGACCAAGCGTGCGCGCAGAGTTCGCGCAGGCCGACCGCATTTTTGGCCGGCATCAGGGCGTGTTGCAGGACAAGGTTCTCGACCCGATCAAGAACGCGGTGCTGCTTGACGCGATTGCGCGTCAGGAAATCCCGCCGCCTCCTCTGGCTGCTGGCGAGACGATGGTGCAGGCGCTACGTCGTGCGACCCGTGGCGAATGGCGCTTTCCGGCCAAGCTCACGATTGACGTGGGCCGCGAGTCTGCCGCGAACATGGCCGAGAACCGGCAGGGCGCGAAGTCGCTGCAAGAGATTGCCGCCTCTGAAGGGACCGATGCCTTCGCTCGCCTTGAGCAGATCGCCGCCGAGGCCGCTTACGTCAAGGAACTGTCCGAGAAATACGGCGTGCCGGAGACGGCGATTCGTCTTACGACGCCGAACTTGCCCGCGACTCCGGTGCAAGCCGCCGCCGCTGGCGCAACGATTCCGGTCGGTCCTGATGGTCAGCCGGTCAATCCAGAGGAGACGCCAATCGACCAAACGCCGACTGCGATTGTTGATCCGTCGTCGGAGGAACTCGCAACGACTGAAGGTGGTGCTCCTTCGCCTGACCGCGCCAAGCTCATTGAAGTCAACTTCGCGGACGGTTCCTACGTTCCGAACAACGCGATGGCCGCAAACGCAAAGCAGGCGCTTGAGGTTCGCGCCTCTAAGCCGCCGTCGCAGCGCGGAATGACCGCCGTTGGTCTCGCTCGCGCTCGCGACATTCAGAATAAGAAGCCTCTGTCCGAGGAGACCGTGCGCCGCATGAAGGCTTACTTCGATCGGCACGAGGTGGACAAGAAAGGCAGCACTTGGTCCGAGAAGGGCAAAGGCTGGCAGGCTTGGCAGGGCTGGGGAGGAGACGAAGGTCGCACGTGGGCGAACGCGATTGTTGAGCGACTGAACAAGCAGCAGACGCAGAACAGTGCGAATCAGCCGCAGCGCGTTGAGCTTGCTGCGCGGATCGAAGTCGAGAAGGCGCTCGTTCCAGAGATGAAGCCGAACGCCGCGCAATGGCTCGATGCGATCATCGACTATCGCAGGCGCTTTGAGAACAAAGCGACGGAAGCAGTAAAGCCGGTAACGGAAGGAAAAACGCTTATCGAATTATCGCAGAAGGCAAAGTTTGACCTACCGACTCCTAATATGGGCGAGACGCACGACGACTTCATGACGCGCTGCATGAGCGATGCGGTAGCGATCAAGGAATTCCCAGATGCCGCGCAGCGCAGCGCCGTTTGCATGAGGCAGCACGAAGGAAAACTTCAAAAAAACTCCTGAACAATGGATACCCAGACCCAGATCGAACGGCTGATCGAACTCGCTATTGTACAGCGCACCGAGCTGAAGGAGCTTGTCGCGCAACTGCCGCAACTGCGTGAGCACCTTTCGACCGAGATTGAGAAGGCGTTCGACGAGGCCGAGCCGCAGCTGCGTGCCGAGCTTGAGGAGTGGACGACGAAACAAGCTGCCGACAAAACAGCGGCGCTTGGCGTAACGCTTGAGGCGAAGATCGCGGAACTCGCCAAGAATCTTGAGATCAGCACGCAGGCGCGCTACAACGCGATCATCGCGGAGCGCGAAGAGAACGCACGCCTTGCCGCGCAAGCCGAGGCGAAAATTGCCGAGCACGCCGCCAGCCTGCCGAGCGCGGTCAAGGAGATCGTGAGCGCGGAACTCGCACGCTTCCCGCGTGCCGGTGAGATCGACCAGCTGCGGAAGGAGTTTGCGGAACCTCGCGGACTCAATCCTCGCGGCAAGTGGCAGGCGGGCGAAACCTACAACAAGCTCGATCTAGTCACGATCAATGGCGACTCGTACACCTCGAACACGGACGGCAATCGCACGCGCCCGTCGCGCTCCTCGTCAGACTGGACTCTGGTCGCTGCACGCGGAACCGGAGGCGGCGGCGGTCCGACCTCGCTCTCCGAACTGACGACCGTTCCGAGCGACGGCGACATTCTGATCGGCAGCGGCACCTCGTGGGTCACGAGCAATCTGACGGCG